GCCGGCACCCATTCAGCGCCCAGCCGCTCCATCAGCGGGGGCGCCTGTTCGCTGACCCAGCTCATGACTCGCTCGGCCAGATTCGCCAGCTCGGGCAGCAGCACTCGAATCGCCGGCTCGACCCAGGCGATGAACGCATCGATCCATCCCGCGACCTGCGCGGCAATGATCGGCACTTGCTCGACCGCCCAGGCGAGGAGAGACGCCGCCAGCTTGCCGACCTCGTCCAGGAACGGCGGGATCATGGGCGCGATCCACGCGATGAACGCCTGTGCCCAGCCCGCGAGGGCTTCGGTGATCTTCACGTTGAAGGCGACGGTCTCTCCAACGAACGCCTTGAACGCGCCGGCAATGTCGCCGCGCATCACCTGGCCGACGACGGCGGCCAGGGCGCTGAGATGGCTGCCGACGTCTCGCGCAAACTGCTGAATGGCCGGGATCGCCTCCATGACGGCCTGGAAAAATGGCTGCACGCCGTCGGCGATCGCGTCGCCGAAATACTCGCGCACCTTGTCCAGGGCCAGGCCCATGCCGCCGGCGTCGACCGTGAAGGCGAGGAACACCCCCCGCAGCACCTCGAAGACGCCGCCCACGACGCGGCCGACCGTTGCGAACGTCGCCTGCAGGCCCTCGGCGAGACCGGTGAGTGCTCCCTGCACCTCGTCACTCGACAGCACCTCGTTCATCCCCTTCATCGCATCGGTCAGCGCCGGCAGGAGTGCCCCGCCGAGACTCTCGGCCACGTTGTCGAGCTGCGTGTGCAGGATGGCGAGCTGGCCACCGAACGTCTGCCCGGCCGCGCGGGCCGATCCGCCGAACTCCTTTTGGAGCTCCTGCAGGATGATTCCCTGGGCGCCGGCAATGTCGTTCACCGCCATAAACTTCTTGACTTGCTCGTCCTGCGCGTCCGAAAGCTGAACGCCGACGCGCCGCAGAGCGGTCACGCCGTTGATCGGATCGTTCAGGGCCTTACCGAGCTGCATAGCCGCTGCGACGGGGTCCTCGCCGAGCGCCTGAGCCATGTCGAGCGCGGCTTCGGTCGCCTGCGGGAAGATGTTCTTTCCGACGTTCGTGAACGTCAGCAGCATGTTCTCGGTCGACTGGATCAGCTCATCCTCGACCGGGATGACCTTGCTCAGATCCCCCGCCAGGCTGGCGATAGCGTCGGCCGACATGCCTGCGACGCCGCCCGTGGAGGCGACGACGGCCTCGGTCTGCTTCGCGATCTTCTCGGCATCCATCGCCGGCCCAATGAGCGCCTCTCCCAACCCCCTGACGCTCTCGACGACGGCTCCGACGCCGAAGCTTGCCAGGCCGATCTTGCCGAGCCCCTCGACGAGCCCGCCGATGAGCCCCGCTGGCTTTCCGACGGCGCCGCCAAGCCCACCCAGGGCCCCTTCCACGTGCTTGAGCGCCTTCTGTGCGCCGGTGGACTCGCCGGTGATCAGAATCGCCAGTTCGGCAGATGAGGCCACGGTTATCCCTTCGTGCTAGGCTGGCGTCTCGAGGAGGACACTCATGCGCTACCTGATTGCGTTGCTGCTCGCCCTATCGGTCACCGCTGGTGAGGCTGCCGCGCAGCCAGCCACGGTGACGGTCGTCAAGGTCGTGGATGGCGACACGGTCGACGTGCGCTTCGACGACGGGTCGCTCGAGCGCTTACGCTTGATCGGCATGGACACGCCCGAAGTCGTGGATCCACGGAAGCCGGTCCAGTGCTATGGACGGGAGGCCTCAGGCCACGCGCATGAGCTGCTCGACGGCCAGGCCGTCTCGATCGAGACTGATCCGAGCCAGGGCGATCGCGACAAGTACGGTCGGCTGCTGGCCTACCTCTACCTACCGGATGGCACGAGCTTCGCGCAGGCGATGATTGCGGACGGCTACGCCCACGAATACACCTACCGCCTGCCCTACGCCTACCAGGCCGATTTCAGGGCCGCCCAACAGGCGGCGATCGAGAATGGCCTCGGTCTCTGGGCGCCCGAGACCTGCAATGGCCAGACGGGCATCACCAGCGCTGAGGCGCTCGCACAGGCCTATATCTCCGCGCTCTATGCCGGCGACGATGCCCGAGCGAGCGAGCTCTATCTCTTTCACGACCCGCGGAGCCGCCACGATGAGCAGCTCGTGACGCTCGTGCAGCTCAAGAGCCGGGCAATATCACGCCAGGACGCCGGCGATACCGACCCGGTCTCGGCTTGGACCTGGGTCCTGGTCGAGACCCAGGTGATCTCAGGCGACAGGCTCGGCTATGGCACCTACGTCGTCGGCGTGATGCCGATGCCCCAGGTCGATGGTGCCTTGCGGGTCAACGCGATCCTCGGCGGGATCTCCTGGTCAGTGCCAGCGCCGGCTGAGATCGCCGCCTACGGTGGCCCATTCGATCCGCGCGGCCCCGATCGCGATTGCAAGGATTTCGCCTCCCAGGCTGACGCCCAGGCGTTCTTTGCCGCCGCTCAGCGCCTCACGGGCCAACGCGATCATCATCGGCTCGACGCCGATGGCAACGGCATCGCCTGCGAGAGCCTGCCCTAGCCGTCGCTCTCCATCGTCCGGTAAACGTCGTCCAGCGAGACGCCCGCGCCGGATTGGGCGCGGTGCATCTCCAGGAGGACCTCCTGGAGCCCGGGTGATTGTTTCAGCGCTTCGAAACCCTCGCCGCCCTGGTTGAACAGATCGACCGCCCTGCGCGCCGCGCGCTCCTCAAGGATCGCCTGCACGAGGTGCCAATCCTGGCGCAGCGCCACGTCGGGAGGGCAGCTGAAGACCTCACAGACGTCTGACACGGTGCCCTCCCAGGTTCGCGGTCCATAGTGGACGCTCTCTGGATCGGCGTCGGTGCGGAAGCCTAGGAGGTGGTCGGCGATGGCTTCGAAGCGCTGGCGCCTTTTCCCGGTGTCTCGCCCTGTGCCGCCGAGATCAGCCAGAACAGCTCCTCCTGGCGCAGGCAGCCGAGCGGCCCGGGCGTCCCGTCCGGCAGTGGTAGCGGGCGCCCGAGATCGTCGGTCCAGTTCCATGCCGTGAGGCGCGGCGCCAGGAATCGAGCCACCTCGGAGAATGCCCCATCCATCAGGGCGAGGATGCGCGCCTGCTCGTCCGCTTCGCCTTGAGCGGCGAGCAGTTTGGGCGCCAGCTCGTGAAGCGTGTGGAGCTGGCGCACGCCATCTACCGTCACGCCCGGCAACACCTCGACCCACTCTCCCTCATGCGGATAGTAGGTCTCTCCGCCCTGGATGACCTTGCAGTCGTCGGACGGCAGGCGCTTCGGTTGGGGTTTAGACACTCGGACCTCCTGGCGGTTAGGCGACCGCGCGGGCCAAAGCGGATGTGCCTTCGAGCTTCGCCGTGTAGGTCACGGCCTGGCCGACGGAGCCCTTGATCGAGTAGCTCGCCAGGACGACCGTGCCATCGTAGTTCGGGTCGTTCGCCCCGGCGGCCGCGCCGGTGGGATCGAAGGCGCTGGCGACGCCCGCGCTGCCGAGCGCCGCGAAGATGGTCGCGTCGCCCTGCGCGGCGACTCCGTCGAACGATCCGTCCAGGCCAATGCTCCAGTCGTAGTTACCGACGACGCGCTCGGGTCCGACGGATGAAAAGCCGTCCACCTTCACGACCTCTTGCGTGAGAGAGAGATCGGCGCTGGTCAGCTCGTCCTCAATGGCGATCGTGGCGAGGGCAAAATTGATGCTTTTCGCGGCTTTCTTGGCCATGTCTGTGATCTCCTTTTGTGCTAGGTGCCGGCGACCACGCCGGCGGTGACGAGGATCGTGGCGGAGGTAAACGTTCCGGCGATATTGACGCGCTTCCAGGCCTCGGTCGCGGCCGAGGTGGTTGCCCGCACGACGCCCACGCCGGTCAGGGCACCGCTGGTGAGGCCTGTGATGTCGGCATAGGGATCTGCGCCGGCATTGTCACTACTTTCCTGGACCTTGAGTGTGATGTTCGTGCCGGTGAAGGCGAGGACGCGGAAGACGACCGCGAAGACCTGGCCGAGCGTCGTCGCACCCATATTGCGCCCGGTCCGATTTCCCGCGGCCACTACGGTCGCATTCGCCAGGACAGTCGCTCGCGCGAGACCGCCAGACCCTTCGCCAGACCCTTCGGAGGAGAGATTCAGCAGCACGGCGGCGCCAACCCCGCCGGATCGCGGCTGCTCGGTCAGACGAACGATGCTCTCATAACCGACGCCTGCCTCGGCGTCCGAGCCTGGGTACTCGCCGAGGTAGTGATCTTCATCCGTGTTGAGATCCACGAAAGCCAGCTGGTCCAGGCCGCCGGTCGCGGCATCGAAGAACCCATTGCTGCCATGCTTGTGGTCATAGTTGCCAACGAGCCGCCGCGGCCCGACGTCGGAGAAGCAGACTGAGGGCGCCAGCTCCTGCACGATGCTCAGGTCGAACGTGTTCAGGAACCCGGAGAGAGCGAACTCGTCCAGGTAGATCCGGGTGCCGACGTTAGAGACCTTCGCCATGCCGCTCCTCCTTCGCCTTCACCGTTTTGGGTGGAACGTAGGGCGTGATCGCGCCGAGTCGGAGCAGGCCGGCGAGATCGACGGGATCGTCGGCCCCCAGCTCCAGCAGCGTCGGCGGGAGATCCTGCGGGTGCCGGTGGAGCTGGTTGGCGCAGGGCTCATCGAGGAAGTGCCCACTTGCCGTGTCGCGTGGGCGCTCGCTCGTCTCGGGTGCGCGGCGCTGGATCCTCAACTTGTGGGCAATCTGGCGATAGAGCACGCAAACCTCCTATGCGACGACGTCGACGTCGAAAACGAAGCCGAGACAGACGATGGTCCCGATCTCCAGCTCGCCGTAACTGTGCATGGCAACCCGCTCGATGTTCTGCGCCACACCGCCGAGCGTCTCGTCGCCGAACAGCGCGGCCTCGATGCTGGCCGTTCCCGTGTCGGAGGCCAGGTCGTCCGCCTCATCCTGGCCGCTGGCCAGGTTCCCAACCTGGACCGCGACGGTGATTTCGAAGCGATAGAGTTTCAGCGTGCCGTCCAGCGAGCGCCATTCCCACGACTTGGGCATGACGATCGCGGCGGGCACCATCGCCGACCCTGGCCAGGTGTCATAGGCGTGGAGCGTCTTCCCGTTGGGCGCGGTCACCGTGGCGAGCCGGGTCTTCAATCCATCCCGGAGGCTCTTGATGGCGACCATCAGCGCCTCCAGCGCTTTTCGACCGTGCGGCCGAAGCCGTTCAGCACCGCGTTTACTCGCCCGGCGGCGCGTTTCAACCCGCCGAGGAGCCAGTCCTTGTGCGGACTCTTCGGGTCGAACTCCAGGCGCTTCGGATAGCTATAGGGGTATTTCCAGTGGTGCCCGCCGCGGCTCTTGCGGCTGCCGAGCTTTCGCTGCCCCTTCGTTCCGCGCGCCACCGCCGTGGTCTTGATCACCACGTAGCGCGGCACCGGGATTGCTTGGAGGCGGTGTGTGAGCTTGGCTGCGAGCTGGCCGGTGGCTCCGTGTGGTGCCCCTCCCCGGATGATGCCCTCGGCCGCCGCGCCGGCCTCTTCGAGCATGTCGCGGTAGGGCTCCTGCATCGTCTGGTCGAAGCGGAGCTTCTTCTGCAGCTCCTTGAGCCCGCGCACCTCGATGCGGATCGGCCTGTTGGCCATCAGCCGACCCCGTGGCGGACATAACCGCCATCGTCGAGGAGCTGCTTGGCCCAGGGGTGCAGGCCACCGCCGGAGAGCCGCACCTCCGTGCCACCGACGCCGAGGGATGCGCCGACCCCCTTCGAGCCCTGGAAGGCCAGCGCCGCCTGGAACAGACACGCCTCGCTGATCGCGGCCGGCGTGGTGCTGCTGAAACCCCAGCTCCCGGCGACCTTGACGCCCTTGGTGACGCCGACGGGGAAGAAGTTGGTCCCGTTGAAGGGGACCTCGATCGCCCAGTACGGCTGGGGCACGCTCTCAAGCTGGGCGTTGTAGGGCGCGAGGTCATAATCCGTGGCGGCCCAGGTCGTCCCGTACGTCCGGTCGGCGCTGACGTCCGTCTGCAGGCTGGTGACGCTGAGCAGGTCGTCGACCAGCAGCTGGCGGCTATGCTCGGCCGTGAAGTAGCGCGTCTCGGTGACCGTGTAGAACCGGCGGTGGCAGTAGTCGTCGATCGCGCGACTGACCCCGGCGACGATCGCTTCGAGGGTCGTGTCGTCGGCCGTATCGGCCGTGGCGATGCCGAGCCGCGCCTTGAGGAGCGCGAGCGTGGTGTAGCCGTTCGTGATGGCCATCTAGATCACGCCCCTCTCGCTAGGCAACGGTGATCCCCCAGCGATTGCCGAGCCACCGGGCCGGATCGTCATGGCGCACCATCCGGCGTGTAGGCCAGGCCGAGTCGGGCGATCTCCGCCAGGCAGTCAGCCTGGGTCGTGGCACAGAAGAGGTCCTGCTTCGTCCAGGTGTCGCCGGCGCTCTGGAACAGGGCGATGACCTTCGTGCCGTCGTGGACCAGGCGCCAGCAGAGCACGGAGGGCGAGGCGTTACAAGGAAGCGCGGTGCGGGTCGTGGTTAGTTGGGTCATGAGGTTGTCACGGTCCAGCCTGCTGTGACGAGGGTGCCCCGGTCCGTGATGCCCTGCCCGGTTGGCGCGGCGTTGCCCGCCTGGAGGCTCAGCGTGCAGGCGACGTGGGCCGCGCCGCCGATCGAGGTGACGCAGTCGGCCAGGATCGCATTGACGGCGGAGGCTGGCAGGAGGTTGCCCGAGAGATTGAGGATCGCCAGGGACTTCTGCGTGGCGAACCCGCCGGCCGTGTAGTCGGTGAGTTGGTTGGTTTGCGCGCGGAAATCTGTCAGAGCGGTGCAGGTGGCGAAGGACGGCAGCGTGCCCGAGAAGGCGTTGTCGAACCCGTACCAGATTTGCAACAAGGTGCAGGGGGCAAATGTGGGGATACTCCCGCTGAACAGGTTGGATCTCAGGCGCCAGTCGGTCAACAACGTATTGTTGGCAAACGGCGGGCAAACGCCACTGAGTTGGTTGGTGTCCAGGTAGATGGTTCTCAGATTGATACAATTCCTGAACGGCGGGCAAGGACCGACGAGAACGTCTGAGTTGCTATCGAAGGCCGTGATCTTGGCGAGGTCCGGCGCGGTGATCCGGACCAGCTTGGTCCCTGCACCGGGATAGGCGTAACTGACGCCCGTGGCGTGGCTCACTTTGGCCGTCCCGTCGCCGTAGTCCACGGTCATGGGACCGCCGCCAGCCGCGAACGTCCAGGACGGATCGAACGTGGCAGGGGCAACGTCCCGGGTGTAGAGCACCAGACCGGACGGAGTGCGGGACAGACGCCTGAGAAGACCGGGCCGCATGCTAGTTGGCGTCAATTCCGAGTTTGATTGTGTAGGACTGGCCGCTCGCCGGAGTGCCAGCGCTCAAGGTCTCCAGGATGCCGTACAGATTCGCGTCAGCGGCGCAGACAAACACCAGCGGCAGACCCGTCTGCGTGTTCTGGCCACCGGCGGCTGTGCTGTTCGTCGGGTCTTCCGTGGCCAGGGGCGGGAAGTCGATGGTCCCCACTCGCGCGGCGGCGTTGGCGTAGAGCTGGAGGTACGGGCTGTTGTCGTTGATCGCGGTCGGCGCCGCGTTGAACAGGTGCAGCCGGTACGCCTTCACGTCCGTCTTGAGATCGGTCAGCAGTTGCGCCTTGGCTATGTAGCCCGATCCACCTGTCACACGAGCGGCCCCGGTGAACGTGAGGACGGCCGGCGCCGAGGTGGAGTTACTGACGGCGTCGAGCGCAGCGTAGGCCGTCGCGTCGGCCGGACGGGTGAACGTGGCCGTGACGCTAACGCCGGCCCCACCGACGCTGCCGAGGTGCGCCTCGCCGGCCTGGAGGGTGGCGAGCGTGGGCTGCCAAACCCACGCCGCCCCCGTGTAGACAAAAAGCTTGCCGGTGTCGGTCTCCTGGAAGATCGAGCCCGCCGGGCTATCGGTCGGTTTGCCATCCGCCGCCTGACCGACAAAGTGCCGGGTCGTGGCGACCAAGACGTTGGTCATCGGTCAGGCCCTCCTACGCGACTCGGATGCCGAGCACAAAGACCGTCGCGTTCGGCTGGGAAGCGCCCGTGGCACTCGTGACGCGGAGCGTGCCGGCGGCCGCGATCTCCCAGTAGGCGTCGTCGAGCGAGGCGCACCGCACGATGGCCTGGTCCGAGCCACTGGCCGCCATCGCATCGGTGATGGCGTTGGTCGTGCCGTTCTTCAGCTGCAGTGTGGTGGTCGACACGCCCGCGCCGCGCAGGACGAGCCAGGCGTCGATCACGCGCGTCTTGTGCGTGAGGACGACGTCGGTATTGCCCAGGGCGCCGGCCGTGATGTCGATCCGGTGCAGCACTGGCAGGCCGCCGATCACGTTGGCGTCCGCCGTCAGTTTGGCGATCGTTCCATCGAGGCTGGCGGCAGCGATGTCCGCCAGGGCGATCTCGCCCGCGGTGAGGCTGAGAGTGCCCGTCCCACCGCTGACGTCGAGCGTCGAGCCGGCGGGGAGGACCAGCTTGCGGTTGGTCCCATCCCAGTGGGCGATCTCGTTGTCGGACTTGTCGTAGAAATACAGGTCGCCGCCAACCCAGCGGGACTTGACGTTGGTCGCGGGCATCGAAGGGTCCTTTCCATACGTCGGGGGCCGGTCTCCCGGCCCCCGCGTTCAGGGCGGTGGTTCCGCCGCTGGCTAGTCGACGATCGCCGAGGCCATCGAGGCCGGCGCATCGGGGAAGCGGGGGTCGCAGAGGATGTAGTAGCAGGCACCCAGCTGCGCGTTGGTGCCGACGTCCGCGACCGACGCCCGGATGCAGTCGAAACCGCCGTCCACGTCCAGCTCGTCGGAATCGAACTCGACGACGACGAGCGTCTCCTGCTCGGCCGAATCGGTATTCGTCCAGGTGTTGGTTGACAGGTCCGCCGACGCCGAAGACCACTGGCCGACCGCGAGCAGATTGGTCGCGGCCTGCTTCTTGTAGGCCTTCGTGGTGGCGATGTTGAGCGCCTTGGAGCTCGCGCCGGAGACGTCGGTCGCCTGCAAGATCGTCAGCGTCGGGTCGTCGCCGGCGGTGCCGATCGCGCTGTGGAAAACGACGGCGACGTGCTTGAAGTTCTTGAGGCTGACCCAGTCGCCAGTGTTCGCGCCGGCGGACATGTCCACCGGCCGAAAAGCCCCGACGATCTGGCAGCATTCGAGAAGCAACGACATGGGGGACTCCTTATCGAGAGATGCCCCAGGGGCGGACGTCCGCCCCTGGGGAGGGCTTTAGGCTCGGGTGTCCAGGGTGATGAACGGGCTGAGGGTGTTCGACCCCTTGAAGGGCGTGAGCGCCGATTCCCATGTCGGCTGGCCGTCCACGCGGTAGATCGCACGGAAGGCGGTCTCGTCGGTGGTGAAGGCGACGTGGATCGAGCTGGCCTGCTGGACGCCGCCCTTCTCGATCAGCGCGTACTGCGAGAAGTCGGCGAGGATGATGTCGCCGAGGGTTCCGACGGTCGAGGCGTATTCGACGGGGATCACCGGGCGGCCCTTGATGCGCAGGATGCCATCCGGCCCGTAGGTCACGAACCGCGGCTCGACCGCCGCGGTGCCCGCCGGGATCGTCAGCTCGTCGAGCTGCGGTTCGCAGTCGACGTTGATGAACCAGGCGGCGTTCGGCTTGCTGGAGGCGGGCAGGCGCGCCCACATCTTCGACAGGTTGGTCGTGACGATCGTCGCCGCGGCCTGGCCCGTCTCTTTCGCCACGCTCACCTTGCAGCCAGCGTTCAGGATGCCGAGCGGCTGGCCGGCGCCGGTGCCCTCGATGATCGCGTCCTCGGTCAGGAACGTGAGCTCTTCGGCAAACGCCTGCGTGAAGACGGCGTCGAGGGCCACGGCATCGGCGAGCAGCTCGTCCGTCGCGTAGCCCAGGGCGGCGATTTTCTTCAGCTTCAGCTGAACCTTGCGGAACTTCGGGCGCGTGGCGGATGGCGCGGTGCCCTCATCCACCCAGTAGCCCTGCACGCCGCCCCAGCGGGATCCCGTCGCGCGCGAGACCTCCTTGATCGCGTTGATCTCAATGCCGTTCGAATTGCCCGAGATTGGAATCCGCTGAACCTCACTGAGGATGCGGCCGAGGTCGTGCATCTTGCGCAGGATCCCGGCGGCCATGTCCATCCCGACCAGGAAGCCGCCGTCGGCGCCGATCAGCTCGCCCGAGCCCTGAGCCGCGGCCATCAGGCGCGGGTCCATGCCGCCGCCGGTCTTCGCGCGGTGGATGGCCTGCAGGAACTCGCCGAAGGCCGCGCCGGTGCGCGTGCCCCACGGCTCGTCTTCGCCGCGGTCGTGGACGGTGGCGAGACGACCGCGGGCATCCTCGCTGCCGGCCACGGTCAGAGCGACCGCCCGCTCGCGCTCCCGGCGGCGCTCCTCGCGCTCCAGGTCCGTCGCGAGGTCGCCCAATCGGGCATTGATCTCGTCGTCGCGCGTCTTTTCCTCGGCCGACAGGTCGCGACCCGCCTTGTCAGCCGCCTCGAACAGCGTGCGTCCCTCGGCGACGAGGTCGGCGCGCTCCTGCAGAAGAATCTTTCGGTCCACGGGGGAAACTCCTTTTGGTGGGGGCGAGGGACACGGCGCACCGACGGGTGGTTGCCCCTGCGGGGTGGGAAGGGGTGGGAAACAGACGCCCTGGTCGCATCGGCGCCGGGGCGTGGATTGGGACGAACTAGCGGCCGTTCAGCCGCAGGCGCCGACGGCGCCAATCTGGCACCGCTTCGGAATCTGCACGGTCGACGACCTGCGCCGCTACCTCGGCCTGCGCGCGGCCGGGCTTCCGGTAGCTCCCGGAGGCGAGGCGGCTGATCGTCTGGTCGAGGGTGGCGACGCGGTCGACCATCCCGGCGGCGAGGGCGCGCTTGGCAGTGAGGACGCGGCCCTGGCCATAGCCGTCGCGCACCGCGGCGGACGTTGTGCCCCGACCGCGCGCCACGGCGGCCAGGAACTGGCCGTAATAGTCCTGCACGCTCTGCTCGATCGCCGCGTGGGCTTCCTCCGACAGCGGCTGCCACGGATTGGCCTCGGTCTTGTACTTGCCCGCGCTGACGAGGGTCGTCTTCACGCCCGCCTGCTCGGCGGCCTGCGAAACGTCCTGGTGCATGGCGTAGACGCCGATGCTGCCGACCTGGCCGCCGGGGGTGACGATCAGCTCCTCGGCCTGGCTGGCGATCCAGTAGGCAGCGCTCGCGGCGAGGCTGTTGGCCACGGCGACGATCGGCTTCCCGCCCGTCTGGACCGCCTGGGCGACCGCGTCGGCTGCCTCGGCCGTCCCGTAGACCTCTCCGCCCGGCGAGTCGACGTCGATCACCACCGCCCGCACGCCTGGATCGTTGACCGCCTGCTGCACGAGCGCCGCGAAGCGGGCCGTGGAGGTGAGCGGCTCGGAGGTATCGGTCAGCCCCCCGCGCTGGCTGAGCACGCCATAGAGGGGCACGACGGCGATGCTGCCCGCGCTGCGCGCGTCGGTGGAGCGCGCCGCATCGGCCATCGCGCGCACCTCGTCAGGGTCCACGTCCTGGCCCTCCGCCTTCAGCGCCAGAAACACCTGAATGGCGGCGAGTTTCTCGATGGTGATCGCCCAGGGACGCTCGACGGCGAACTGGATCACGTGGGCGTATTTCATGCGGGGCGGTCCTCCGGGGGTGTGAGGGCGAGGGCGAGTGCGACAAGATGGTCGATGCGCTCGGGGTCCCATGCGGCCATCGCCGCGGAGCCGCCCTGCATGACAGTGGCCGCCTGCTCTGCCGCATACTGCTCGGCCACGGCACGCGGCAGACGGAGCACCTCGACGACAAAGTCGAGGTGGTACCCGTAGAACTCCCGCACCGCGACTTCCAGGGCGGCCGGGTCGCCCGCCATGCGATAGGCGATTTTTTGCATCGCGGCGATCTCCTTCCGCACCACGCGGGCGGCGGCGTCGCGAACGAACGCCTGAAGCTGCGCGCCCTGGCTCGGGGACGGACGGCCGCCGGTCGAGGTATTGAGTGGCAGCGCCACCTCGTCGAGACCTGGCAAGGGGTCCATGTTTTCGCGCCGCCGCGCCTCGTTCGCGGCCATCCACGGCCGGCCGATCGCCGTGGCGTAGCCCTCGTAGCGGGTCTTGATGTCCCCGCGGAGGAGGCCGTCGACGAGGAACTCGGCGAAGAAGCTCTGTGGCGCGAGGATCAGGTCGCGCGCGATCGACTGCTCCCAGCGCGCCGTCCAATCGGTCAGCGTATAGACCACGAACAGGATCGAGAGCTGCTCGATTCCGGTCCCCCAGCTCGACGACTTGCTGGTGATCCCGGCCAGGTGGGGCGGCACGCCAAACCAGCGGCAGACGTCCTCGGCGTTGAACTCGCGCGAGAGGATCAGCTGCGTGTCCTCGGGCGAGAACCCGATCTCCTTGAGGGTCATCCCCTCCTCGAGGACGGCCACCTGGTGGGCGTTGCCGAGACCGCCGTGGAGGGCCTGCCACTCGGTCCGCAAGCGCTTCGAGGCGTCCTTCGAGAGCTTGCCGGGGTGCTGTAGCACGGCCGGCGGCTTCCCGTTCTGGGCGAACCACCGCGCGGCATATTCTTCCGTCGCCAGCGCGGTCCCCAGCGCCTCCCTGGCGTGCTGGACGACGGAGAGGCCGGTGATCCCGTCGGCCGAGAAGCCGCGGATGTGCATGATCTGGTCCTGGTTGTAGGCGACCTGCGTGCCATCCTGCTGGCGGTAGAGATAGACGAGCGAGCGGTCCGGGTTCTGGACGACCCGCATGCGGTCGGGGTGGAGCGGGACGAGCTGGTCGGCGAACCCACGCGGGCCGGGCACCATGTGCGCGTAGGCGTTCCCGCGCAGCAGCAGGTGCCCCGTGAGCAGGGACCGGAAGTCCATCGCCGTCTGCCAGGCGTTCGGCCGATCGTGCAGGACGTCGTAGAGGGGGTGCTGATAGGCCCGCGCCCGACCGCCGCCGCTCTGCCGCTGGTACATGATCAACGGCAGCTTGCCGATCGCGTTGGCGATCAGCGTCACGCAGCGCCAGGCCGTGGACAACTTCAGGGCGGTGTCGGCGTCCACCTTCACGCCGGCGACGGACGTGGCGGTGATTGGCCCGTACCAGTAATCGTCGATCGGATTCGGCGCGGTGGCCCTGGGGGAGAGCAAGTTGGCGAGGAAGCCCATCAGCCGCGGAGCCTCCAGACAGCCAGCGCGAGGAGCACGAGGCCCGGGACGATCAGGCCGAGCGGCACGTAGACCAGCCAGCAGCCGAGCGTGAGGAGCACGAGGCCAAAGAGGCCGATCGCGCCGTCCAGGTCGCGCGCGTCGAAGGCGCTGCGCAGGTGTCGCACGGGCTACTCCTCATCCTCATCGTCATCGTCATCCTCTCCCCGGCCGATCACGAGCAAGCCGCGCTCCTCGTAGACGGAGGTGCCCTCGCCCGCATGTGTCGCGGCGCGCCCGACCGCCATGATCGCGGCGACCTGGCCGTCGATCTTCTCCGAAGACTTCTCTTTGTCGGGCCGCTCATTCCCGGCCGGGTCCGTCCGGACCGCGATGTTCTTGAACATCCATCGCAGAACCGGGTTGCCGCCGTGGCGAACCTTCCGCCCGACCACGAGCTTCTTGTATTCCCTGGTCGGCCCAGCCAGGCTGGCCAGGCCCTGCCGCACGGGGACCACGGTCAGGCCTTCGTTCTGGAGCTGGGTGGCGAGCTGGGTGGCATTCCAGGGGTCATAGCCGAGCTCGCGGATCTCGAAGCGCTCGCCCAGGTCGAGGATCGCCTGTTTGATCACGTCGTAGTCGGTGACGTTGCCCTCGGTCGCGCTAATCAGCCCCTGCGTCTCCCAGACGTCGTACGGGACGCGATCGCGCTCGGCCCGCTGGCGGATTCCTTCCTCCGGGACCCAGAACCATCCGAACAGATCGCCGCCCTCGCCATCCTCGTCGGGGAACCAGAGCGCGAAGGCGGCAAGGTCGCTGACATTCGCCAGGTCCAGGCCGCCATAGCAGGCCCGTCCCTCCAGGTCATCGAGCCGCGTCTGCGGGGGGGCCTCGTCCCAGACCTCGACGTCGACCCACTTCGTCACCTGCTCAGTCCAGACGTCGAGGTGCAGCCGCTTGAAGGCATTCTGCTCGCTGGGGACCTCGCGCGCCTTGCGGCATTTCCGCCGCAGGTCGTCGATCTTGACCGATATCCCGAGGTTCGGATTGGCTTTCGCCCAGACTCGCTCGTCCGTCCAGTCGTCGCCCTCGTCGAGCGTCGCGACGTAGACGAAGAACGTGTCGTCGTCGATCACCTGGTGAACGATGCGATCGCCATAGTCGTGCTGCTGGCGGCAGACGGAGAGCTTGTCGCTACCAGCGGTGGTGATGTAATTGATCAACGGCTGGCGACGGGCGCCCGTGGCGGTCTCCAGCACGTCGACGATTGCGCGCGTCTTGTGGGCGTGCAGCTCGTCCACGCCAGCCCCATGGATATTGAGGCCGTCCATCGAGTCGGCATCGGCCCCGAGTGGCTCGAACTTCGACCGCGTCCGCTCGTCGTGGAGATTGCCGACGAGTGCCTGGATGCGCTGGCGGAGCGCTGGCGTCTTGAGCACCATCTGGCGCGCCTCGCCCCAGCAGATCTTCGCCTGGTCGCGCTTCGTCGCCGCGGCGTAGACCTCGGCCCCGGGCTCATCGTCGAAGAAGGCCAGGAGCAGGCAGATCCCCGCGAGCAGCGTGGTCTTCCCGTTTTTCCGCGGAACCTCGATGTAGGAGGCGCGGAAGCGGCGCGTCCCATCGGCCCGCTTCCAGCCAAAGAGGCAGCCGACAATGAATATCTGCCAGGGAGCCAGCTCGAAGGTCCGCCCTGCCCACTCACCCTTGCTGTGCCGGAGGAAACGGAAGAATTCGATGGCTCGATCGGCCGCGGTCTCGTCGAACCACAGGCCTCGCTCGTGGCCGTGCTCCAGGTCGCGCAGGTGACGCTCGCAGGCCAGGCGGACGAGCTTCCCGGCAGCGATTCGCCCGTCGATGACTGCCTCGGCATAGAGCGCGACGGGGTGTGTGGTCTTAGGAGGCGCTGCGACTGCCACGCGCCCAGTCCCCGAACGGATCGGCCTCCTCTTGCGGGGCGCCCTTGACCTTCGACCGCGAGCTGGGCGTCATCCCGAACTCAGAAAGCATCCGATGGACGCGCCGCCAGGCATCCTGGTACATCTTGACCTCGGGCCGGGGGCGAATGATCGTGCTCCAATCGTCTCCAGAGAAGGGCTCTTCGGCTTCGGTGATGTCCTCGGCCTCATCGGAGGCGTTCGCGGCCACGCGGCGCGTGCTGGTCTTGATCACGCGACTTTCATAGGTCGCGCCGAGCTTCCGGACAACCGCCCGGCACTCGATGTACTCGGCATAGGCGTCACACAGCAGCGCGAGCGCGTGTGGGTCCGCGGTGGTGAGCACGCCCATCTCCTCGAGGATCGGCGCGACCCACTTCCAGGCGGTTTTCGCCCGGCCACGGAGCCAGGAGGGCGGCTTGACCGGCCCGGTGGGTGGTTTCGGCTCCTCCGAGTTGAGCTTCCGTTTGCCGGGGTTGCCCTGCAGGAGCTTCAACGCAGTCGGCTTAGGCGGTCGTCCAGCGGGCACGGTTCACCTCACGAATTTCGCGGGCACACGAAGATGACGGCGCTCGGGTCTCGCGGCGGCAGGCCCCAGACATTTGGACCCGCCCCCGTCAGCGTGCGCGTGCGATCAGTTCGCAACGCTTGCTCACTTGCCCCTCTTCGCCTTGCGCGCCCGCTTCTTGCGCAGATTGCCCGTGGCCATCATCGATCCCTCTTCCCGCTGTTGCAGCGGTGGCAGAGCACCTGCAGGTTCCCCGCCTCACTCGCCCCGCCGCGGCTCTTCGGCTGGACGTGGTCGGCACTCAGTGGGTTGTCGGCTGAGCCGGTGTGCCCGCACCGACCGCACCAGGGCTGGCGCTTGATCGCCTCTGCCCGCAGCCGCCGGTGGTCCGTGCCGTAGCCACGCTGCGTGCTACTCCCCCGCTGCTGATCCGCCTGGCGCGCGTGCTCCGGGCATCGGCTCTGGCCACGCTGGATCAGGGCCGGGCAGGGGTAGACGACGCAGGGACGGAGGGGAGCTATGGGCACAGGTGCTCCTCGCGTGCGGGTGCTCCGGCCTGGCCGGGTACCGGGGTAGACCGGGCCGGTGGTCCGGCCAGCGTGTGCCGGCTGGTGTCGTGTGCCGGCCGGGGCCGGGGAGACGGTCGCTGCGCTCTGAGAGTCGCTGCGCTCCCCCTGGCGGGGCAGTGGTCGGCTGCTAGACCCACTCCCCCCTACCCCCACTCTCCCACGCAGGGGCGGGGCGGAGCGTAGGGCATGAAAAAGCGCCCCGTCTCCAGGGCGCGCGCATCGAAGGCCCCCCCATTGTCGGCGCTGCGAGCCGCGGCGTCAAATGTCATCGTCCCGCCGCGCCCAGCCCAGGTCTGCGGCCATGCGAGCGAGTGCTCTGCCGTAGCCAGGGTCGGGGCCCATGACGCGCTGCCAGGCCGCGGGATCGGCGAGTGCGCCACGCCGCGTCTGCAGGACACTCAGTCGCTGCTGCTGGTCGAAGACGCGCCGGGTGCTGCTCCAGGTCGGACAGAGCCCGTCGGCGGCGATCTCCAGGTCGGCGATCAGCCGGGCGGCCCGCTTGCCAGGCTCGCCGATGCCGCCGGCGCCCGGCAGGTTGGCGCTCCAGAGGTCCTTGCGCGCGCAGATGCAGAACTCGCGGCGCTCCAGCTGGGTGAGGCGCTGAGGCGCTCGCGGGGCATCCCACCAGAGGCAGATGAGGCTGTACTCGCGCGCCAGGTGATCGGCCAGGTCCGCGTTCCTGGACGGCCCGCCTGCCCACTCTACGCCGTCCAGGCTCACCCAGCCGGCCACCATGGCCACGTCCTCGTACTCGGGCTCGCCGCCACGCCCGTATTTCCCCGTCTGGCGACGGACCGTGGCACGGTCTCCGCCCTGACTGGCGAGCGTTTGCAGCTCGATCCAGTGGGCGAGCCAGAAGCGCACGCTGCCCGGCGAGTAGGTCTCCTCGAAGAGGGCCGCCGAGAGGCCCTCTTCCGTGCGGTCGGGGGTCGCAATCATGCGCCGCCTGTCGCCGCGAGGCCCGCCGGGAAGAGGAGCGCCGTCGCCACCACGTTCCGCCCGGGCAGGTAGTCGATCAGCCCGAGGCTCCGCAACGCGCCCAGGTTGTCCGCGATCGTCAGCTCGCTCACGTTTTCCCCCTCGCTTCCCGGTACCGTCTCGCGGTGTCGCACGTCCTGCAGAGTCCCCGCGCGGCGTGCTTGACGGTCGTCCGCCCGCAACCCGTGCAGGCGTCGTAGCCTCTCGCCCAGCGCCCGTCCAGCCGAAACGAGGACGTTCCGGGTGTCGGTGCGGGCGGCGGCGCGATCGTCACCTGCCGCAGGAGACCCTCAAACGCCAGGACGAGACGCGCCAGGTCGGTCGACTCGCGCCTGGCCGCCATCTCTCGATCGGTTGCCTCGGTGCGCTGCGCCGTCCACTCCTCGACGAGGGCCCGCGTGTCGTCCATCCAGCGGCGCGCCGTCCGCGTGGCCGGCAGCACGATCGACTGCTGCGCTGGAGCGGCAACGGTCCCCCCCTGTGTCGAGCGCCACCGACTCTCGCCGCTGGCGCTCGACCGACTCGGTCGTGATCCCGTTGACGAGGTGTTTGCCGCAGCCGTTGACGTTGCAGCGGCCGTCCGGTGTGGAGACGTCGCCGTGCACCACGCACCAGCCGTCGACGAGGACGGTCACGTTGCCCGACCGCCGAGCTGCGCCCGGATCCTCCGCAAGCACCGCCAGTACGCGGCGACGAGTGTCCCGTCCGCGAATCGCACGAGTGCTTGCACACGCCACGGCCAGCCATCTTCTCGCTCGCAGATCTGGCCCAGCCAGGGCGAGCCGTACACCCTGGCTGCCTTGTCGCCGACGTACACGTAGCGGGTCGTCACGCGGCGGCCTCGACAGGGAGCGGGATAAACGCGGCCAGGTAGCGCGAGTACGCCGGCGGAATTGCCTGTGAGAGCTCGTCCTTGCTCATCCAGTCGATGCCGAGCGCCCGCTCTCCGTCAGCCTTCCGGAACTGTCCGCCTGCCACCGTGACGATGCGACTGGTTCCCCAGGTACCCGCAGAGGAACCCGCATTCAGGGTTCCTCTGCGGCGATCGTTCACCAGTCGGCCGTGCCCGATCACCTCGTCGTGCCGTTGGTGGGTGGGCGCGAGGATCAGGAACGGCGCCTCAAACAGTCGGTGCCGATAGACCGGAAGTCCGAACGTCAACCCACAGAGCGTGACTCCGTCCAGCGGGGCGTCAGCGACGTTCTCCACGATCCACGGACCGCCCCAGGCCAGGAGTTTCGCGCGCATGGGCTCAATCAACAGGGGCCAAGTCCGATCCCTGAGCCATGGCAAGTGCCTCAGCCGGCTGTACCCATGGCAGGGTGGACTCGCCCATACGAAGTCGAACCCGTCGAGTGGGTAGGTCATCGCGTCGGCCTGGACGAACGTGAACGGGTAATGCTTCTGGGGCAGAATGTCCACCCCGACGATCTCCGCGTCCGGGAACGCCTGGTGCAGCCCCATAGAGGCACCGCCGGCGCCACAGAACAGGTCCAGGATTCTCACGCGGCCCTCCTCACGATCGACCGCTCGAACACCGTGCGCTCGCGGTGGCCGTCGCTCAGCACGTACAGGCGCAGGGCGAAGCGCGCGACTACCATCGACGACCTCTGCTCTTCACACGCGTCGATCGCCGTGATCCGCCACACCTTGCCCCGCCCGTAGTAGAGCTCCACCTGGTCGCCGACGGCGTAGGTCGGCTCTTTGTGCGTCGTCCGGTGCGTTATTTGTTCCATCAGGACACCCCATCAGTCGTCCATTGCGCGGTATTGGCGGACTCGAACCCGTGGACGTCCCAGCCCAGCCTGTGCGGAGGCCGGGCGAAGAGCTCCACGTATGGGCCAGGACTCACGCTCTCAACGAGATCGAGCGCGGCCTGTGGTTTCGCCGAGTGGCGCTTGCCACCGTTGTTCTCCAGGTAGACGCATTTCCAGTGCTGGACTGAGCGCACGTTGCGCGGTCCCGCGAAGGGAAGTTTCCCGCGCCGACACACCAGGAGAATCTCGTGCGCTGGCCGAGGGAATGCGCCGAGCCCCATCTGGTTCTTTTCCCAGACAATCTCGCTCACGACCTCAAAACCCCACGCACGCACGACCCGAACACCGATCCCCTCTCGATTGAATCCAGACGTCACCCACAGAAACAGGTGGGCATCCGGCTCGGCCAGATCCGCTACCGGGAGCGCACAGATAGCCCCGACCGACATCAGTGAGTAGGGCAGGAAACTGTCGCGCCAACGCCGTCCTACCTTTCTGGCCCACGGCCGAGACCGCCCATCCGCAATCGGCCACGGTGGATCGGCCACGATCGTGCGGTACCTCACGCCGCAGCCACACGCTGACGGGCCCGGGCGACGAACTCGGGGTTCCGGTCAACTCCGTAGAACCGGCGGCCCAACCTCGCCGCGACGACCGCGCTCGTGCCAGAGCCGAGAAACGGATCGAGCACGAGTGCCCCCGGGAAGCTGAAGAGTTTGATCAGGCGCCGCGGCAGCTCCTCGGGGAACGGTGCCGTGTGCCAGCTCGGCACGCTCGTGCCGGGGAAGGCCCAGAGCCCGCTCGTCCAGTCGAGCCACTCGGCGCGCAGCAGGTCGGGCTGGCCCCACGCGGGGTGCGTCCGCCGTGCCGCTGAGAGATTCCACTCGCCTTTGTGGGCGACGATCACCATCTCCACGGGGGCGATCACGTGCGGCGCCGACGGCGAGTCCACGCTGCCCCGGGCCCTCTGTTGCGAAACGTTGCCCTCGGCCCAGACGATCGTCGTGCGGTAGTGCCAGCCAACGTCTCCGAGGACCCGGACCCAGTCGGCGTAGGCGGGGCGCGGTCCCGTCTCGCCCGCCGTATCGAGCGGGACGTTCAGGCACAGCCGACCCTGCGGCGCCGCCTTGCGCCACCACTCCTGCGCCCAGCGGCGCGCCAGGTCCAGGTAGGCGTTCCGCCCGAGCGCGTCGTCGATGCCGGGGCCGTAGTCGAGGCCCAGGTCGTAGGGCGGCGAGGTCACCACCAGGTCGACACTGCCGTCCTCGATCTCGTCGAGACAGGCGGCGTCGCCCACGACGAGCACCACGTCTTCGGGCAGGCTGGCTTCGGGGACGATCGCCACCGGCGCCGGTGCGTGGCCCTCCTCCTTGAGCGCGGCCTTGACGGCAGCTCGGAGCCCACGGATGCCCACGCCCGGGGGCACTGCGGAAACGCGTTTCCGCTCCTTGTAGGCCCACGTGTAGTTGCGGATTTCTCGGTCGCTCCACCCCCAGCGCTCCTTGGCCCAGGCGTACAGGTCCGCTGCCCGGGTGAGGTGGCGATGGCGCACGGCGGTCAGTACCGCGCCGATCTCGATCCACGCGCTGAGCGCCCGCTCCTCGTGCTGCTGGAGTTGCTCCTCACGATCGTCAACGAGCTGTTCGAGCGCGCCGAGATCTCGCAACGCGAGCGCGTGGATGTCCTCCAGGTTGAGTTGCTCGAAGAGGCCGGCACGCTGCAGTGCCGCTGCCAGGGCGGCGCTCATGCCGGGCCTCGCAACACGGCCACGATCTGGTCCCAGTCGCGTGGTCGCCAAACGACGGCGCTCACCCCCGGGCAGCGGCTCAGTGAGTCGATCCAGGCTTCCTGGGCGGCGGTGACGGTCCCGGCGTTCGTTTTGAGCTCGGCGAAAATGACGTCCGGTGGCCGCACCAGCACCAGGTCGGGGAACCCCGCGACGCAGTGGATCGACGACCACGAGTGATAGGCGCGCCACCGGAGCGCCGCCGCGGCTCGGAGCACCTGGCGCTGGAAGCCCGACTCGGTCTGCCGCGGGGCCCTGACAGCCGCCGCGCTCACCGGGCCCCTCCCGCCACCGCGCGCACCGGCGCGGATTCGGCTGGCCCTGGTCGGCGGGCTGCTGAACGTCGGACGGTCCCGCCGCAGTCGGCGGCCGGGCAGACGCGATTCGAGGGCACCGGACGGACGATCTGGCGGCAGCGCAGGCAGCGCCACACCCAGCCGTTGATTGTCAGCCCGTCGAGCTCGTGGTTTGGTGTCATCCCCTCACCTCTCTCGTCAGTGTTTCTGTCGCTAGCTGGGCTGGTCGATCGAAGACCCGCCCCGTTGCCACCTTGTCGCGCTCTGCCGCCGCCTCGGCCCTGATCCGTCGGATCAGCTCGTCCTGCGGCTCGATGGGCGTCGGTGTCGGCCGAGGCGGTAACTCGAGTCTCGGCGGCAGGGGGGTGTCGTCCGCGTCCCCCGCCGCCACCGCCAGAATCCTCTTGTGG